CTAAGAAAGCGCTATCTGGTTGGATAAGTAGAAAAGTGTTATATTTAAGTATCGAATTATTCCTGAGGTGAGAGTCTAGAATAATTCCTAAGGTTAACTATAACCTAGCCCGACAGTCTCTCACCTGTTGGGCTTTTTTATTTTATTTAAATGAGCGGCTGGATCAAGTTACATAGGCAATTGAATGAGCATTGGATTTGGCAAAAGCCTGAATTCTTAAAGTGGTGGTTAGACATTTTAATGCAAGCCAACATTGAACCGAAAAAGGTTTTAATAAAGGGCCAGGTTATAGAGGTTAACCGAGGTGAGGTTGTTTACTCTTATGAAACTTGGGCAAATCGCTGGAAAATTAACAAATCTAAGGTTTTGAGGTTTTTAAAAATGCTCGAAAAAGATTCAATGATTGTGTTAAAAAGCGAAACGGTAACGACACGGATAACTATCTGTAAATATGACACTTACCAAGGTGAGCGAAACGATAGTGAAACGCAAGTGAAACGCAACTGGAACGCAAGTGAAACGCAAGTGAAACCAACTAAAGAAGTAAAAGAAATAAAGAATGAAATAATTTTAAATAGATATATTATAGACGACGAGTTTTTTAAAGAATTACCAATGCAAATTCCTTTTGCAAGTCAGTTAAAAACAATACACGAAATAAATGACTCCCAGTTGGAAAAATATTTGGTTGAATACTTGGCAGTAAATGAGGCAAAAGAATTTAAAACAATCCAAGACTTAAAAAGGGACTTTAATTATTTTGTTAAAAATTCAATCACCTTTCAAAGCAAAACAAAAAGCACATACAACAAGCCATCCGAAAAACCAAAAAGTCGAAACGTTTTCGACGAAATTTATGAAGATTTGCAAAAACAAAAACACCTAAAAAATGAATGAGATAATTTTAACTCACCTCCGCAAAATGGAATTTGTTTGCGGACTTAAACAATTCAAAGAATACAAAAAAGAAGAGGCCAACGAATTGCTGGCTTGCCTTAGCAAGTTGTTTGGTTCCTATGGATGGATGACAGATCAGCGCGTTGATTATATTTTACACGCTGGAATGAGGGGCCAATACGGAGATTTTTACCACGTTAACGAGAAGACAGTTAGCGTTTGGATAAATCAATATTATGCGCACCACCAAAGCCAAATTGTTCAGGAGGTGCAAGCGCTAAACAACAAGGAGCGCGAATATAGCAACGAGGAAATCGAACATTGGAAGGAAATTGGGCGCCAAACGTTTCGCGAAAATTACCAGCACGCGAAAGAAACTGGAACGGTTCGACACATTGCGGAATGGGGAGTTTATTGGTTTAACAAGTTCCAAGAAAAAGGAATATTAAAACCTTGGGACTTTAACGTTGAAGAATTAGAAAGCGACGTGCGCCGAGAATTGCGTTTAACAACGAGATACGTTGAAGAGTCAACAGTTGGGGCCAAAACCAAGAATAAGATTTGGAAATTGTTTATTTTACAGGCGATTAAAGAGAATAAAAATTTAGATCAATTAATTTAAACTAAACGACTATGTCAAAAATTTACGGCGGTAACGCAAAGATTATCCAAACAAAATTTGGCCAAATGACTAAGATTAGCCAAAGCAGAAGCGACTTAGAAAAGTTGCTAAAGTACCTAAACGAAAATGATACTGAATGGGTTAACCTTGTTTTAAAGGAAAAGACCGAAAAGGTCGAAGGCAAGCCGACTCACTACTTAGAGGTTGACGAATGGAAGCCAGTACAAGTGGCTAATAAAAACCAAGGCAATTTTAAGCCCGTAGAGAAGCGAATTGTTGAAAATGACGCATTACCATTCTAAATGAAAAAAAACGATTTGTACGCAATCTTTGTGGCGCTAGTGGGCATTTGCTTGCTAACGCTGCTAAAAATTGCCAGCCTTTTGCTTTTTATAGTTTTGCTGGCATTGTGGACGTTGGCTTGGTCTTGGATTTACGAGCGTTGTAAATGATTGTTTTTAAGATAAACGAAAAGCCTTTAAGCGTTAATTTGGCTTGGCAAGGGAAACGTTTTAAAACGCCAGCCTACAAAGACTACGAAAAGGCAATGCTTTTGCAAATGCCGCCGAAAAAGATTAATCCTGAGCAAATGTTAAGAGTTGAGTTTTTCTTTGGATTTAGCAACCAGGCAAGTGATTTGGACAACCCAGTTAAGTTGTTAATGGACATTGCGCAGAAAAAATACGGCTTTAACGATTCGAAAGTTTTTGAGTTAAACGTTCGCAAATGCATTGTAAAGAAAGGCGAGGAATTTTTACAAATGGGGATTTACCCGCTTTTGCCATTCTAACAAAAAACACCTTTATAACTTGGAATTAAATCGCAACCTTATATTTGCGTAAAGATTAAAACAATGAGCATTTACGAGGGTTTACTAATTAAGAAAGCACGCAAAGCCGCTGGGTACAACCAACTGGATTTGTGCAAGAAAATTGGATTGAGTCACGCGCCAATTAACCACGTTGAAAACGGCTTGGAATCAATTAGCCTTTTAAACTTGCGAAAGATATGCGAGGAGATTGGTTTGGAAGTAATTATAAAGCGAAAAGATGGCTAAAGGTTACCCAATTACAAAGCCTGACTATTCCTTGGAGATTCGTTACCGATTAAGAGACGGCAACTGGTCGCCTTGGTCAAACAAAGGCAAGGGGAAATTTGAGTGCATTGAACTTGTCCAGCGTCAAATCAGGACATTAGCAGCCGCTTACCAGGGACGAGAAAAAGAAGTTCGCTTTGAATGGAACGGCAAACTATGCAACTTTGTAGGTGAGCCAACTGGGCAAACGATTTTATTAATGTAGTTTTTTTGGGTTTATGTTTGTTAAAAGCCTTGGCTAATCAGTCAAGGTTTTTTTTCTAACTTTAAAAAAAAATAAAAATGCAGATCAACGACTTAGGATTTTGGGAGACAACCGACGAAACAGGACACATTCACGACCGCAGCATTTGCGCGGCATTGTCGCAATATTTAGCCGATAAACAAGCCAAGACAGTTGTCGACTTTGGTTGTGGTTTAGGTGACTATGCAAAGGCTTTTAAAGCCGATGGTTACAAAGTGGAGGCATACGATGGAAACCCAAACACGGAAACCCTAAGCGGTGGAATTGCAAAGGTGCTGGACCTATCTAAACAATTTTATTTGGGTAAAAAATTCGATGTTGTTTTGTCTTTAGAAGTTGGCGAACATATTCCAGCGGAATTTGAAGAGCAATTTATTGACAACATAACCAAGCACGCTAAAAAGCATTTGGTTATTAGTTGGGCAGTCGAGGGCCAAGGGGGAAGCGGTCACGTTAACTGCAAGAATAACGACTACATTATTGGCCAAATTGAGGACCGAGGATTTAAGCACAATCCAAAGGACTCCCAAACGATTAGGAACGCGGCAACAAATGCGTCTTGGTTTGGATACACAATTATGGTATTTGATAAGGTCTAACTTTGGTTAGACTTTTTTTTATTTTTGTTTGGATAAACAAGTTTTTGCAAGATGAGCAACGGACACGGTGGAGCAAGACTAGGCGGAGGCAGAAAGCCAAAGGCCGACGAGATTAAGATAATTGAACAGATGGACGCGATAGCAGTCCCTGAGGACGCTTGGCGTGCGCTTTGGGTTAAATGCCAAGACGGCGACATTCAGGCAATCAAATGCTGGCTTAATTATCGTTTTGGAATGCCTAAGCAAGTCGTTGACGTAACAACCCAAGGCGAAAAAGTAACTCCTCCTATTGAATGGATAAAATCCAAATGATTGACAAATATGAGCCGCTATTTTTAGAGACGCCTAAAACGCGTTATTATCTAATTACTGGCGGTCGTGGTTCGGGTAAGTCGTGGACCTTGTCAATGTTTCTGTTAAACCTAACCTACGAAGAGGGCCACGTTATTTTATTCACGCGTTGGACGCTTACAAGTGCGTTTATTTCAATCATTCCTGAATTTATCGACAAAATTGAGTTGATGAATAAGGCAGAGGACTTTGAAATTACCCAATCGGAAATTATTAACAAGGCTACAGGATCAAAGATTTTGTTTCGTGGTATCAAAACCAGCCAAGGGACCGCAACGGCTAACTTAAAATCAATTGCTGGAGTCACTACCTTTATTCTTGACGAATCGGAGGAATTAATGGACGAGGACGTTTTCGACCGAATAGACCTTTCAATTCGTGCCGTCAATAAGCCAAACCGCGTTATTTTGGTAATGAATCCAAGTTACAAAAGCCATTGGATTTATAACAGATTTGTAAAGCATACGCGCAACGATACCAGTTACATTCATACGACTTATCTAGACAACGAGCATAATTTAAGCCAGTCATTTATTGACCAGGCGAAGCGCGTTGAGCAAGAAAACCTCCACCGTTACGAGCATTTATTTTTGGGTAAATGGTTAGACGATGCAGAGGGATTGCTTTGGAATCGACCAATAATTGAACGAGCAAGGGTAAGCGCTAAGCCTGAATTGTCGCGAATTGTGGTTGCCATTGATCCAGCAACTACGGCCTTAATGGGCAGCGACGAAACAGGTATAATGGTTTGCGGAAAAGATGCCAACGGCAAGGGTTACGTTTTAGAGGACCTAAGCGGTAAATATTCGCCGACTGAATGGGCAACAGTTGCATTGCAAGCGTTTAAAAATTGGAATGCTGATTGCGTGGTTGCTGAAAAAAACCAAGGCGGTGACATGGTCGAAAACGTTTTAAGGTCGCAAAACACGAC